CAACTTTGACTTCTAAACATTATTAAGTTAATAAAGCTATTAATCATTAAAGATTCATTATCAATAAAGTTACTATTATGATATTCAGTAAAAAGAGCTAATAAAATACCTTCTTTTCTATTTATCTTTTGAGATTTATTGTTATAAAAATTAGTTAATACCTCTTTACATCTTACAATACCTACATTATTTAAAGCTTCTATTGCCACTTTATCTATTTTCATCTTGCTTATTATTTATTTCTATAAAATATCTTAATAGTTCTGTATAAGTTCTTAAACCTAAATTTCTACATAACTTATCTAGTTCTGCTTTTAACTCTCCATTTATCATAATGGTGGAATATTTTGTTTTTTCTTTCATTTCTTTCTTGTTTTTTGTATTTTTTCGTTAAATTCCATTAAAGTAATCTTACCACTATTTAATTGTCTATTAATTATCTTTAGATATTTTAACTTAGATTCTACATTTACTTTCTTTTTTCTCATTTTATTTTAGTTTAGCTATTATTTCACTAATTGTATTATTATCAAATTTCATTATACTTTTTAATAAAAAGTTTATTTGAGCTTTATTATTTAAAGCTTTTATATCACCTCTACCTATTTCAGTAGCTATATTTAACCTTCTAGTTCTACTAGATAATATTAAATATCTCATTACTTTTTCTTTTAATTCTTCTCTTGTTTCCATATACATTATATATATTATTTTTTATAAAGTTTAAATTATTTTTCTAAAAACCATCTCTTTGTTTTAGCTTGTCTTTTATAAGCAACATTAGCCATTGAAAATAAAATAGTAGAGATAAACAATTTAATGTCTTTTAATCCAGTAATATCTCTAATCATAGTATAGGGTAGTTGTAAAGCTATTGGTGGAATCAACCAAGAAGTCAATAGAAACGATTTAAGACTAAGTAAGTCTTCTATTGATAGTTTGTCTATCTCAGATTCTAATTGGCTAGAATCAGTTGTAATGAGTTTAAAATATAAGTCTGCTGTTTTCATAATCATTTATTTTATATATATTATATATACAAAGATAAATAAAGTTTTAACAAATTAAAGAAAAAAAGTATAAATATTAATGGAAAATGATAATGAAAATAGGATATGTCCTGATTGTAAAAATAAAAAACATACTAATAACATAATTTGTTATAATTGTTATAAAAAGTATAAGACTTTTTTTTCTGCTGAGTTTAATTATAAGCGTGATGTATTTGCTTATAGCAAAGTTATTAAATTGCTTAAGGAATATAACGAAAAGATGATTGAATTTGTTAATAAGATTGAATCAAAAAGAGGTTGGGCTTCTATGGAAGATGTATTTCTTGATTTAATTTCCTTTTACCAGATATTTGGTCCAGGCACTAATATAGATGCGATGGAGCCTAAAGATCAGTTAATGTTTATGTATCAGTATTTAAAAAATAGAAAAGATAAACTTTGTGATGCTGATTTGATATAAATATTGTAACTTAAGTCTGGTCTTTTTATTAAAAAACCCGTTAACTCTAACGGGTTTTTTTTACTATAGGTCTTAATTTATTTGATATTGATTTTCTAAATAGTATTATTTCATTTGCATAGTTCCATCGCTTCCATATTATTAGGTAGTTTAATATAAAACTTGTTAAGTTAAGTACAAAACTATACCATTTTTTCATTTCTAATCTTTACCAAATGTTCTCATATATATTGATCGTACCAATAATCCTGTTAAGGTTGATACAATCGCAATCACTATTGTTTTTATTATGTCGCCAATAAAGGCTTGTGTTATTCCCACTTTTGCTAGCCAACTGCCTGTGCCAGTTACAAATCCAATAAATCCAGCATAAGTTTTTTGATTCATAGGGTTCATTTATTAATTTTAGTTTTATTTAAACATAAATAGGTTGTGGATAATCATTACAACAACCGCTGTTGCCACCATAACCATAACCCCCCTTTCTGTTTTTATTATTTAAATATAATCCTCCATAATAAACATTACTCTTAGGTCTAATTCTATTAACACCAGAAGTAGAAAAGTATTCTTGAAAAAAATTAACATTATTTGTAATATATTCTCTAATTCTGCTATCATAAAATTGTGCATTATTCCTAACCTGATCTCTTATATACTCTAACTCTCTTAAACCTGTAGCATTTGATTCATCAGAGTGCTTTGTTACTAGTGCCTTATTAGTAGCTCTATATAAAATAGTTGGTAACATATTATAAATTGACCATAAAGCAACAGATTGTTGAATATAATTAATTAAAATGTATTGATAATAAGTTGATAAACTACCACCAGTTGGATCTTGAATTAAGTTCGTAATAATATAATCATACATTGTATAACCTATATTAGATTGTAAATTAATATCTTGTGCTATTAAGATAAAAGATTCTATGGCATTATTATCTATATTAGCCTCTACATAGCCTGGATAATTTGTTTTAATATAGTTTGAATCAACTATAAAAGCTTTATTTAGTTGTGCCATTGCTTGTGATTATTTTTTTGGCGCTATCGGCTAAAGTCGGCGCTTTTTCACTCGGTTTAATCATTCTGCCTTCTGTATATGCTGAAAGCTTGCTTGATAAGTTATGACTATAGTTTAAGCTCATCAACAAGTGGTACTTTTGTTCTGGCGTAATATCTACATTACTCATTATCTGTAACACATCTTGTACTGAATCTGTACCTACTTTCTTATAAGCATCAGAGTAACGATTTATCATTATCTTATCTTTAACGCCGTTTATTCTAGCTATTCTATTAATAACCTTTTCTATAATTTGCTGTTGAGGTATAATGTAATCTATTTCAAATTCCATCATTGATTGTAATCTATTTGAATCACCAGTATCACCTAATTTGCCTGGTACTTGTACTCCAAATAAAGCAGGATTATTAACTCTATGAGCGTGTAATATACCTTTTTCTACTAAACCATCTAGTTGAATAAATCTTTCATCACTAGTATTTTGTTGTATCGGATTTATTGTTGGCTTATTTTCATCTTCACTGAAACTAATAAATGATTCACCAGCGTTAACTGAGTTGGTAAATTGTGATTTTAATCTAAATATTAACTCGTCCATTTCTTCATCAGAAGCATTGGCTCCAATCGGCCAGTTAATATGAAAGCTCGGATGAAAACCATTAACAATAGAAGCCAAATGATATTCACTTATTTTATATTCAAGTTCCATCCACCAAAGTGCTGGTAAGTAGTCAGGTTGTGCGTAATATTCTGTACCTGCTCTATGTCCTTTAATATAAAGTATTTGTGATGCTTTCTTTCTATCTATAGTAGAAAATCCAGGGTATAAGACTGGTATAAACTTTCTAACTTTTTCCCAACCATCACTTAACCAATATTGTTCTGGTGCATAAGGATCTTCATCATCAGGTGCTGCTACTCTTAATTTAGAAACATCAATGTAATTTACCTCACTTATTCTAGTTCTATCTTTACTCCATATTAAGTTAAGAGCAAATCCTCCAAATAATTCTAAATCATAAGCTATCTTTGCCAAGATTTCTTCCATATCATCTGGATTTTTAGAGTTGGCAAGAAACATCATTGTTTCCATTTCAAGATTCGTAGTATTGAATCCTCTACCACCAACAAGCATTGCTTTCTTTTTAAGAATAGCTGCGTGCCTTGGTGATTTTGCTATTAAACTAATTAGATAATAAGGAAACTGGTTATCAGCACCATAATCAACCCAGCCTTTTTGTTTATTTACCTTTTCTATGAATTGTGGTATATCAACTTTGGCGAAGTTCTGATTATCTAACTTTATTATTTTTGTATTTTTATTCATATATTATTTATTATTTTAGATTATTACTCATATTTATGTTGTTGGAACAAAATTTATCGAAATGTATATAGGATCAATTGTGTTAAAATCCATATTAGCCATTTTATAAACCGATAAACTACCAGTTGGAGAAACCCCGTATATTACATCATAAAAATAATTTGATTGAGAAGGTCCAAAAGTTTGATACTGAAAAGCTGCTGTTGTGCCTTGATAAATAACACTATTTGTTCCTTGTGTTAAAGTCAAATAAGTTTCATTACCTATTAACTGATTAAGTATGAAAGAATTGTCTATACCACTCGCATACTGATTCAAATAAAGTTGAACTGAATATGAACCACTACCTAAACCAACTAAATTAGGATTAGTTACACCTACAAAATTTGCATGATCTGGAAAAACTATATCAGACCAAAAAGGTGGATTGTAATCTAAACTTAAATAATAGTTACCAGGTTGATTAGTAGTAGTTGTTGTAGTTGTACTTGTTGTTGGTGTTGTGATAACGGGTCTAAACACAGGTATTGGTGTAATTGCGTTATCTGCTACTGGTGCTGGTGTTGTTACAAAGTTTAATCCACATACTAAGATACCAGTTTCAACTACTCCTATTGAATCATCTAAGTTTAAATCATAAGCAAAAGGCATTTCATATATGCTATAGTTCCATTCACCTTCTGTTAATGGTATTAAACCACTAGTCAATCCTAATGAGGCAGTGGCTACTGTAATGTTGTAACTATTCCAATAATAAGGTGCCCATGAAACATCATCTGCTGTAAAAATAATCTCATCATTACTACCTTTTCTTTGTAATTGGAAGGTAAAATAAGGATTTACTTTATTAGAAGCCATTTCATAAGCCGTAACGGTTATATTTGTAGTTCCTGTTGAATTTACTTGTAACATACACTAGTATATATTATTTTGCGATTATAGATTATAAAAAAAAAAGCCAAACCAACAATAGTCGGCTGGCTTTTTTGTTTATGAATGATTCAGAAAAAAGATTAAGATATACCTAAATCACCAAGTGCTGATTGAGCAACTTGCCAGATTGAGCCTGGTTCTTTACCTTCAAAGGTTACAATAGCTCCGTTAAGATCTCCGTAAGCCTTTCCAAGTCCAGGTGTAGCTGTGATTACGTTTACAGGATTTTGTTTACCCATAATAAAGTAATTGCCATTCTGATCAAGTATTACTACTCTCCATCTACCTCTACCTAAAATGTTTAATTGTTCTACCATTGCTTGTTGTACACTATAAAGTGTAATCTCCAATGTCTGAGTAGAAAAATATGTTCCATTCTCAACTGATCCAGCGGCATTTTCTGTGTAAGAAGCCGTTTCAAGGTTCTGATCAAATCTATACCAAGATCCAGTAGTTCCACCAAATCCTGTAATAGTATTATAAGATGAGGTTATACCAGGAGCAGAAGAATCGTAAGTATAAGTAAGACCAGAGTCCCAAGCTCCTACCCAAACTGCTTGTACACCACCAGTCGATTTACAAGGAATATTATATCCATATGTTATAAGACATGTACTCATGTTTTTATTTTAATTTTTTGTTATTAAGGACGATCCCTTTATCGGGGATCGCCTTTTATAATTTTTTAGATTAGCCTTGATACCAAACCACATATTGTGGATAAGCAATCGCAGTTCCTATTCTCATTTGTAATCTGTATCTAACAGCGTTTAAGTCGTTTGAATACCAAATGTTAAATTGTTCATAATCGTGTTCACCATCAGTGCCGACGTAGAAGTTTTCTGGGTAAGAAAGAACGATGTCGTTTCTATTTTGTAAACCAGAAGTTGCTACGATAGTAACGTTATTAGCGAAAGGAAATTGGATTTCCCATCCACCTCTACCAGAAGATTGATCAATCGCTGTGTAGTGGTAGTTATTAGACTTGATTAAGTTATTAACTACGTGTCTGTAATTAGCTAAGCTCATAAACATTATTAAATCTTTATCAGCGATTTCTTGTGGAACTTGCTCAATGATATAGTTTACTACATCAACTGCATTAGTATCAGTAAGTGCTCCAGAATAAGTACCGTTACCAGGTAACACATTAGCAGATCCGCTACCATATCCTAACTGATAAAGGAATCCGTTTGCTAAATTAGCATATTGAAGATTAGAATAAGAAGCAGTACCAGTTGATCCGATCCATACAAGATGTTCAACAGTATCTCTTGTCTTCATCATTTTATCAGCGATAAAAGCCTTAGCGAAGTTCTTAGGTGTTAACTCTTCTTGGTTAACTCCTTTTGGCATCAAAACACCAGTATAGTATTTAGAAAGTGTGTTGTCTCCAACATAACAAATATCTTCAGTTTGTGCTAAGTCGCTAACTGTAATATCTTGTTGTGATAAAGTTACGGATCCAGTACCTGCTTGTAATCCACAAGCTGCTACCGTCCAGATTGGTTGAGAGGTCATCAAGTTGATAGTTTGAGTACCTTTAACACCAGTTTCAATTTTAACTTTCTCAAGAGTCTTAGCCGAGAAAACGGATTCAGTAAGAATTTCGTTCATAGAAAGTTCATCTCTATATTTAACTAAACCACCTAAAAGTGTTGCGTTATTAATATAATTTCCCATTTTTTAAATTTTATTTTTTATTTTTCTTTCTTTCAAGAATTCTCTTAGTTCTTCTGAAAAATCAGATTTACCTTGTTTGTAATCAGTAAATTCTCTTTTCTTAGTTCTGATTGGTTTATCACCATTAATTTCAGAAAGATTTTCAATTTTACTCATCATTTGTTCATTAACCTCTTCCTGTGTAGTTCCAAGTTTGTTGATAATGTTTAAAATATCTTCAACTTGCTTTTCTATATCAGTAAGACGTGATTGTATGTCGTCGTGAGCCGCACCATCAGCTTCTGCCGGATGTTCTTGTGGTAAACCATCTTCCATTTTAACTGATGCTTGCTGACCTTCTGCTACTTGTTCAGCTCCTTCTGCTTGTTCTTGTGTTGGATCTTCAGTACTACCACCAGCAATAGCGTCAACCATATTAGCTTTAACTGTAATGGTTCTACCATCAGTCAAAACGTATTCGCCATCATCAAGTGGAGTCTGATTACCATTATCATCAATCGCATAAACTTCACTACCTACTTCTAAGTCAGTTGAAGGCGATGTGATCTTGGTTCCATCAGTCAAGTCAAAGCTTCCGAATTTCTTTCCCTCAACTTCACCTTTGATTTCGTTGGAAAAAGCCATTAAAGATTTTAAAGTGTCTTTAATTTTACTTAAAGCTTGTTTTCTATCCATAGTTTTTATTTTTATTTTCTATACTAAATATATAAATGTTTAAAATTGGTAAAATTAGATTACACCAAAACACATTTACACATTGTAGTTGATTTTATAAGTGCTATTTCAGCTGGTTTATCATCATAATGAATATCAATATCTAATAGCGCTATTGTTATATACTTAAATTTACCATCTGTAAAAAACACATTATCTCTTTTTATTCCTACTTCATCAGCTATCTGATAAACATAAGCTGATTCAGTTTCTTTGTATCTTCTTGTTACTATATAAACATCGTTTGTTTTATCTGCTACTTTTCTCTTTGCTATTTCCTGTATATCAGGTCTAGAAAGTGTACCATCAAAGTCAAAACTTATCTTTTTTTTTAATGCTTCAAATATCTCATCAATCTCTGTTTCATCTAAACTATCAATGATGTCTTCTATTGAATATGCCATTGGTTTTTGCCCCATCAATCCTTCAACTGAAAATGAATATCTACCACCTTCTTTAACATATTGATTCCATTGATCTTTATCTTCAACTTTTACCGCGATAAACCAAGTTCCTTTCGGTAAATTGTAACCATACATTTTTGATTTATCATAATAAGAATCTTCTATAATCCAATTCTGTTGAATATAAGCATTCACCATTTCGTTGCTGTGATCTATATTAATAGACTTATTATTATTTTCTCTATTAAACTTTTCAACCATTAATTTAATGGTATCCTCTGTAAAATAAACAAAATAAAGCTCACCATCTTCATCTTTTCTTGGAATCTTTTTATTAGGAATCAAGGCAGGACCTACAATCATTTGTTTGTCCTCTATATTAGTAAATTTCCATTCATGTAGTTCTTCTTTTTTGAAAAACATACCTTTAACATCTATGGCTGGATCTTCTACTAAACTAACCAGTCTTATTCCTGTGTTATCATCTTCACCTATGTAAATCTCATACACAGGTGCTTCATCATTAGGATAAACTTTTTTCGGCATATTAATGTATATATATTTTTTATTTTATGGTAAAATTAAGCGCCTTGTACACTAGCTTTTCTAACTTGATTAACTCTTGCCTGTACTCTACTTATATCTTGTTCAGTTACAAAAACCTTATTATTTTGATTTAACTGAGAAGAATCAGTTATTCTTGTTCCACCTATACCAAATAATTGTGGTGCCTGAAAAGCTGAAAACGATGGTACAGATGGTGTTGGTGTACTTGATCCTGCACCACCAGGCACTTTTGTACTCTTAATTGCTGCTACCGTTTTTATACCATTAGCCAAGGCTGATACTGCTGAAGCAATTCTTATTGCCAATGATATTGGTGGTGGTGCTCCTGGTGTATCTTTAGCAAAAACTTGTGCTGCTGCCTTATAAGCATTAATGGTTGCTTCTGCTATTGCCATACCTTTTGCCACTGCTGTACTTTTACCAAATAAATCTGCTACTGCTGTTGTTGCTGATTCAATTGCTTTAACCTTTTCTTCTTCACTCTTCTTCTGTATCTCATTATAAGTTTTAATCTTAATTGTGTGATCAGCATTTGATTTATCAACATTGGCATTATATTGAACAACTAATCCTGTTATATCTTTACCTTGTGATTTATATAGTGCCTTTTCTTGATCAAAAACTTCTTTTAACCTTGCTAGCTTTTTAGCAAAGGCATCATCTTCAATGGCTCTTAACTTATCATATTTCTCTTTATCTTTAGCAACCGTTTTTTCAATTTGCTTAGCTTGAGCATCAGCTTCTTTAGTAATAGCATCTAACTTTTGTTTATTAACATCAATTTGTCTTTTTGTTTCATCATCTTGAATAGCCTTTATTTGTATATCGGCTTTCTTTCTGATTAAAACTTTTTGATTTTCAGTTAACCCTTCTGCTGCTAATTGTTCACTAGTAGATTGATTGATAAGATCTATTCTAGCTTGTAATGATTTCTTTAAATCCTTTTCATCTAAAGTAGCTATTTCTAATTTAGCCTTTTCATCTTTCTTTCTATAATCATCAGCCGCCTTTTGTTCTTCTTTTAATTGTTGTTCAGTTAATTTTAACTTCTCTTTATTAAGATTAGCTATTAATTCGTTTAGTTTTCCTTGTCCTATACCAAGAGCTTTCCAATGCTTCTTGTAATACTCCATTTCTTTATCTAAACCTTTAATAGTAGCATCATATCTCTCTTTACTTTTATCTTTTGTCTGATTTATTTCTTCTTGATTTTGTGCTTTTAAATTATTTAAGGCATCTTCTGCTAATTTCTTTATTTCTTCGGCTGCTTTCTTAGCTTCTTCTGCTGCCTTTTTTCTTTTTTCTTCAGCAACCTTTTTAACTTCATCAGCTCTTTCTTTATCAGCTTGTGCTATTTCATAATTTACTTTTTGTGCTAATTCTAATCTTTGTTGTGCTGCTTCTTTTTCAGTTATTTTACCTTCTTTTAAAGCTTTATTAACTTCAATAATAGATTTAGCATATTCTTGGTTGGCTTCAATCTTCTTTTTAGTATATTCATCAAATTTATAGGCATTTCTTTTATAATAACCTTCTTGCTTTTCTAAAGTTTTCTCTTGTGATTCAATTGCTTCTTTTAAATCTCTTTCTTTTTGTGATGTAAATCCAAAAAAATCTGTTATTTTATTAATTAATCCACCTAAAAAATTAAACACTTTACCTATTACTGGAAAAAGATCTTCTAAAAACTTTTTTATCTCTTTAAAATGCCCTATCAATAATCCTAAACCTACTAATATAGCACCTATACCAGTTGCTGCTATTGCTGCCGCAAATCCATTTGTTGCTACGGTAGCTCCTTCTGTTGCTACTACTGTTTCTTCGGTGGCTGCTGCTTCTGCTGCCTTTGCTACCGCATCTGCTTTTGATGCTGCTGCTTGGTTAAGTGTTGTCTGTGCTGATTTTGAACCCAAGAGTGCTGCCAATTTAAGAGCCGCATTATATATTGTCTGATAAGCTGTTGTTGATTTTAATTGTACTCCTAAAACTTTAAATGATTTACCCAATTCACCTATCTCACTTAAAGCGTGTGTAAAAGCCATTGCGGCTTGTAGTTTAAGTATTTTCTCTTTTGTCTTTTCACTTGCATTGCCAAATAAAACATTAGCTGCTTCTGCTCCTTCATAAGCCGCTGCTACTCCTTTTAAAGAGTTTCTAAGAGCATCAAATTTCTTTCCAGGCTCATATGATTTAATAACTGCTGAAGATATTTGTATCTTTTCGTTTAATTCAGCTGCTCTTTTAGCTGCTTCTTTAACTTGTTCTGAAGCTATACCATATTGTTCTGCTAAATAAGCAACTTCATTAGCTGCCTTTCTATATTCGGATCTGATTTTTGGTATCTTTTGATTTTCTTTATCAAATTCTTTTGTTCCTTTAGCTATTGATTCTATATTCTTTCTAACATCTAATAACTCTTTATCAAATTTCTTCCAAGCATCTTTTGATTGTCCTATGGTGCTAACGCTATCAGCAACATCTTTAAGTTTATTTTTAAACTTATCAAGTTCCTGTGTTTTTATTTCTACTGGTATTATAATTGGGTTCGTATCCATATGCTATTATATATCTTTTAGTCTATTATAGATTCTTATTGATTTATTTCTAATCTTA